ACGCCAACGCGGCCAAGCGGGTCAGACGCTTCCTCAACAGCAACACCGCCTCCATGGCCAGCAGTGGCGAATGTATCGGCCTCAACAACAGCATTACCCAGGTCGTGCTCAAATCCTACAGCGCCGCTTCCGCCACGTACCGGGTCGATTACGACCTCCAGACAGGAGGCAAAACGCCATGATCCGTATCAGCGCCAAAATAGACGGCTTCCGCCGCGCCGGCATGGCGCACAGCAAAACAGCCACCGACCATCCGGATGGCACCTTTTCCAAGGAGCAGCTGAAGCTCCTTCAGGCAGAACCGAACCTGGTCGTCGAGATCCTCGGCGATGAGCTGAAGCAGACCGGCAACAAAGCGCCGACCGCTGCCGAGCAGATCGAGAGGATCAAAGCCGCCGCCACCCTGGACGAAGTAGTCGCCATCCTCGGTGACGACAAGCGCGCCACCGTACTGGCCGCTGCCGAAGCGCGCCAGGTGGAGTTGGCAGGATAAAACCGCTCGGGGTTCAGGGCAATAAAACCGCTCAGGGCTCAGGGCTGGGGGCAAAAGCTTAAAGACTTTAACCCCTAACCCTGAGCCCCGAGCCTAGAGCAGAGGTTCTATGTACACCGCACTCGAAAACATCAACGCCCAGATCAGCGAAGCCACCGTCATCCAGCTCACCGATGACGAGGGGCTCGGCGTCGTCGAGCAGACCCGCATCGACGAAGCGATCGCCTCAGCCGATGCCATCATCGACGGCTACTGCTCCGCCCGCTACATCGTCCCCTTCGCGCCGGTACCGGCGATCATCGCCAAGTGCAGCCTCGACATGGCCATCTACAACCTCTATGCCCGCCGCGTCGAGGTTATGCCGGAAGTGCGCGACAAGAACAACACCGCTGCCGTCAACCTGCTTAAAGCTATTGCCAAGGGTGACGTTATCCTCGCCGGCGCCATCACGCCGCCTGCTCAGGCCGGCAGCAGCCGCACCGCCGAGATCACCTCCCAACCACGCCAATTCACCCGCGATAAACTGCGAGGTTTATAAATAATGCCCGAAGCCGACATGCTCACCGCCATCGAAACCGCCGCCCTGGCACTCCTCAACGACAAGGTCGCCGCCGTCAAGAGCAGCGCCCTGCAGAAAGGGAGCAACCAGCTGCTGCGCGATATCGCCATCGCCGTGGCCGTGCTCGACGGCAAGTTCCGCCGCCTGGTCAAGGATACCTGGTGCAGCGACTGCACCGTTTCCGTGCTGATCAAGTTCAAAAACGTGCAGTCCGAAGAGGCGCGCCGCAAGGGGATCAACCCGCTGGTCTGCCTCGCCGTGCAGTCCCTGCTCGGTCAGAAGCTCGGCCTCGACATCACCCGGCTCGAACCGCTCGGCTTCCGCGACGTCACCAGCGAGGATAAATACGCCGCCGGCGTCATCGAGTATCTGCTCGAATTCGCCACCAGCTACGACATCGTCAAACTCCCCGAGGAAGATCTCGGCGACCTGGTCACCATCGCCATCGATTATTTTCTCCAGGATCCGGCCGACGACGAGCTGGCTGATGGCAGCGACACCATAACAACCGCTTAGGCTCGGGGCTGAGGGCTCAGGGCTCAGGGCGAAAAACTTAAACTGCAGTTCAACGGAGGGTTAAATGAAGGTTAAAGCAATAGAGGGCAGCCGCTGCCCCATGGAAGGCAACCCGCGAAAGTACATCACTGACAGCGAAGCGGTCGAAGTCCCCGCCACCAGCTATTACCAGCGCCTCGTCACCGAAGGATCTCTGGTCGAAGAAGCGGCGGCTGCAGAGAAAGCACCGGCTAAAAAGGTTTAGCCCCGAGCCCTGAGCCCCGAGCGGTTTTCCGCCCCGAGCCCCGAACGTTTTTATAACGACTGAAAGGAGTTAACCCCATGGCATCCAAGAATATCAGCTTCGACACCATCCCCGCCAGCATCCGCAAGCCGGGCAAGTATTTCGAGTTCAACACCAAGCTGGCGGTACGCACCCTGCCCAACAACCGCCAGCGCATGCTTATCCTCGGCCAGATCAACAGCGCCGGCGGCACGGTCGCTGCGGGTCTCGTCACCCAGGTGCTCAGCGACGCCGACGCCGCCCTCTATTTCGGCTGGGGCTCCCAGGCGCATCTCATGGTGCGCGCCGCCATCCGCGCCAACCCCTACCTCGACCTGTCCGTGCTCTCCATGGCCAACGGCACCACCGCCCAGACCTGGACGGTCACCATCGCCAACAACGCCACCGCCAGCGGCAGCATCAAGCTCTACATCGGCAACGACCTGGTGGAGACCGTGGTCACCAACGCCGACACCGCCGCCAACATCGCCGCCGCCATCAACACCAACATCGGCAACCGCGCCGATCTGCCGGTTACCGCCGGCGTCGTCGGCGCCGTCGTCACGTTGACGGCAAAAACCCGCGGCACCATCGCCACCCAGATCGACATGACCTACGCCATCAGCGGCGTCACCGCCACCACCGTCACCATCGTCGCCGTCACCCCCGGCGCCACCGACCCGGCGGTCAACACGGCGCTCGCCCTGGTGGTCGGCGAACAGTTCGACGTCATCGTCAGCCCGTTCAACGCCCTGGCCGATCTCGACTTCCTCAAGGCCCACCTCGATACCGTCTCCGGCGCCATGGAGCAGCGCCCCGGCGTCGGCGTCGCCGCCATCGACGGTGTCCTCGCCACCGTCACCACCCTCGCCGCCGGCCGCAACTCCGGGCGGCTGCTCTTTGGCTACCTGCGCGACACCCGCACCCCCTCCTACGAGCTGGCCGCAGCGCTGGGCGCCGTCCTCGCCGGCGAAGAGGATCCGGCGCGGCCGCTCAACACACTGGAGCTGAAAGGCATCCACGCCCCGGTCGTCACCAGCCGCTTCACCCGCAGCGAGCAGGAGAGCTGCCTTTACAACGGCACCACCCCGCTGGAAGTCGGCCCTGGCGAAAAGGTGCAGATCGTCCGCGCCGTCTCCACCTACGTCCACGACGGCAACGCGGTGGACGACATCAGCCTGCTCGATATCACCACCATCCGCACCCTTGACTACGTGCGCAAGTCCGTGCGCGAGCGGATCGCCCTGCGCTTCCCGCGGGAGAAGCTCTCCGTCAAAAGCGCCGCCCGGGTAAAGACCGAGATCATGGACGTGCTCCTCAAGCTGGAAGAGCTGGAGATCATCGAAGAAGTCGCCGCCAACAAGGCCGGCGTCCTCGTCGAGCGCGACCTCCAGGATCCGAACCGGCTCAACGCCAGGATCCCCTGCGACGTCGTCAACGGCCTGCATATTTTTGCCGGCAGAATTGATTTACTGTTGTAGAAACCGCTCAGGGCGATAAACCGCTCAGGGCTCAGGGCTCAGGGCTGAGGGCGAAAGGCTTAAAGGCTTTTGCCCCGAACCCCGAGCCCCGAGCCCCGAACTTAACGACTGAAAGGAGTTAATCATGAAAGCCTACATCGGCAGCATCACCCTGGAGATCAACGGCAACGTCCTCGAGGACTTCAACGCCTTCACCGAGAAGGAACGCGTTTTCAAGCGCACCGTGGCGCTGATGAACACCACCGGCAGCATCAAGGTCAAGCCGCGCTTCGGCTTCAGCCTCGATTACGTCGTCCCGGCCGACACTACCGAGTTCGACTTCGAAGGCGTTACCGACGGCACCGTCACCATCGACTACGAAAACGGCACCCGCATCACCTTCGGCCAGGTGGAGTGCCTCTCCATCGGCGAGGCCAAGTTTGCCGACGAGAAGGAAGTGGTCAAGACCATCGACTTCGTCGCCATCACCAGGACGGAGGAGTAAACCATGATGGAGACCGGCACCTTCCCCCACGGCATCCTCAATGAAGAGGGCGAACTCTGCAAAGCGTTCGTCCTCCATGAGCGCACCTTCCGCCATTCCCTGCAGCTGGCCAATGACCCCGCACTTAAACAGGAGCTGTTGGTGGATCCGGTTTACTACGATGCCGCCATTATCTCCAAGCGCCTGACGATCGCGGGGATCCCCGCGATCACTCCGGAGATGGTGCTTGACCTGGAAGGTGATAACGGCGACGCCCTCGCCAACGCCATGATGGCTCTCGATAAGCGGAGGACGGAGTTTCGAAGCGCAAATAAAGCCGCTCCGGAAGCGGCAGCTGGCGTTACTTAAACTCGGCGTTCCCTGGGAGGAGGCCATCTCCATGCCGCTGCTCGAAGCAGACAGCATGTTGATCAACTACCAGGAGATTGTCGATCCGCAGCCGGAGAAGCAGCGGGTAAGGAAACGCTCAGGGCTCAAGGCTCAGAGCGATAAACCGCTCAAGGCTCAGGGCTGAGGGCTCAGGGGGAAAGACTTAAAGGTTTTGCCCCGAACCCCGAGCCCCGAACCCCGAACGATCCTTAAAAAACAATTGACACCGTCCGCCGTTTCATGCCACAACGTAAAAACATTGTAAAGCCCCTGCCGTCACCGGTTCAGGGGCTTTATTCTTTTGCACGGTTCAAAAGTAATCCCCGCCTTTAGTCAGTAAAATTCCCCCCATGGACATGAAGCTCTTTCTGCAGATAATGGCCAACGCCAGCGGGCTGAAGCGCGAGATGGGCGAGTCGAAAACCGCCGTCTCGCGTTTTACTCAAGGGGCCAAGCGGGAATTTGACGCGCTGAAAAGTACCATGGGTTCCGTCCATGGACAGCTGGCAGCCCTCGGTATCACTGTCGGCGCACTGCAGCAGGTGCGCATGTCAGCCCAGCTCGACAAAGACCTCACTCAGATCGGCCAGACTGCCGGCGTCGGTTCCGCCAAGATTACCACTCTCCGTTCCGACCTCTTCCGCATGGGCAAGGAAAGCGGCCAGGATATTGAGAGCCTCAAGAACGGCTTCATTTCCCTGGTGCAGTCCGGCCTCAACATGAAAGAGTCGACTAATACCCTCGAAGGGGTAAATGTCGCCATGGCCGTCACCGGAGCCAAGGCCGAGACCCTGGCTGCCGGACTTACTGTTGCCGCCCAGGCGTTCCAGTTCGATCTGGCCAAGCCGGGCCAGGCGCTGGAACTGCTCGACAAGATGACCGTTGCCGGCCGTCTCGGCAATGCCGAGCTGGAGAATCTGTCGCAGATATTCTCCCGCGTCGGCATCAACGCCCAGGCTGCCGGGCTGAACTTCGACAAGACTCTCGGCTTCATCGAAGCCCTCTCCAAGGTCGAGCGCAATCCGGAGCGGCTCGCCACCCTGGCCGACTCCACCCTGCGCGTTTTCACCAACATGAATTACATGGCTTCCGCCCAGAAGGGAACCGGCATCCGCTTCTACGGTCAGGGAGGCAAGCGCCGTGATCCGCTTGAGGTGCTGCAGGAGATCAGGAAGAAATACGTCTCCCTCAAAACCGACCTGCAGAAAGATTCATTCATCCAGGCAGCCTTCGGCAAGGCCGACCTCGACACCATCAAGGGCCTGAGAACCCTGCTGCAGTCCAACAACCTCTCCGAGGTTCTCAAGATAACCGGCGCGGTTGAAAAGGCCGGCGGCTCCCTGAAGAAAGACTTTAATGTTGCCATTTTCAATCTGATCGATGCCAGCGGCCGCTTGAAAAACACCATGCGCGATGCTGCCGATGGTTTTATCAAGCCCATCAACGAGACGCTGGCCGCCTGGATTAATTTTGTAGTGGACAAGAAGGAGAACGGCGGACTCGAATTGTCGGGCAAGCAGATAGCCGGCGGCACCGCCGCCATTGTAGGGGGCAGTTTGCTGGCTGCCAGGGCAGGGAATGCCGTCCTGGGTGAATGGGCAAAGAAGAAAATGGGAAATTTTGGCCTATCCACCGCCATCGGTGTCGCTCAAGGCAAGGCGCTGGAGGCAGCCACCGGCGTTACCCCGGTATTTATTACCAACTGGGAGGGTGCAACTTCTAGTTTGCCAACCCCTGCACCTGGGCCTATTGCTCAGCAGGGTAAAAACATTCTGCCGTTCCTGGGGAAAATGGGGGCTGCCGGTGCCGGCGGGTTTATCGCTCTGGAGCTGGGCAAAATGTTTGACAGGATGACCGGCGGCTCCGGTGAATACTACGATGAAGGATTTTTCCCTGGTGGCAGCGGTGCCAAGAAAGCAGGGGCTAAAAACGATATCACTATTAATTTACAGATCGACGGCAATACTCGTGTCTTCGCTCAATCAAATAGTATGGGTACCTCCGCCACCATCGGCGGCAAGCGCGGCAGCTTCTTCGACGCCATGCTCTCCACGGAGGCGATGTAAATGGAGATCTACGACGCCAGCCTCGACGGCATCGCCCTGGAGATCGAGACCCTCGACGACCAGTTCGAAGTCGCCATCAGCCGCCACGAGTTTCCCTTCCGCGACGGCGCCCTGCTGGAGAACATGGGGCAGAAGGCCCGGCTGGTCAATATCCGCTGCTACTTCTGGGACGCCGACAGCCACCTCACCTACAACGACCATATCCGCCTGGTCAACCACCTGCGCGACCGGCAGCTCTTTGAACTGACCCACCCGCGCTACGGCATCATCTCCGGCATGATCGAGCGCGTCTCCGTCCGCGCCGACGACCGCGAACTGACCGCCGAAGTCGACTTCAGCTTTGTCGAAAACCTGCGCCAGGCGCTCAGCGAGGTCGAGTACGAAGATGTCGAGAGCGCCGCCGACCAGGCAGTACTCGAGACTATCGACCAGCAGACCGCCAAACTGGAAGCCGACGCCGTCGCCGAGCTGGGCGGATCCGCCATCGCCATCACCGGCCAGGTGCTCGACGAGGCCAGAGGGATCCTCGAACAGTTCACCGGCCTCACGCAGCAGGCCCGCGCCTACGTGCGCCGCATGGATACCGCCGTCGCCAGGTTCCAGGCCATCCTCAGCGATGTTGCCCGCCCGGCCAACAGCCTCATCGCCACCATCAACTTCGGCACCAACCTCCCCGGCCGGGTCATCGGCGCGCTTTCGCAGCTGGCTGACCGCTATGTCACCCTCTACGACAGCCTCAGCGACGCTCCCGACCGGTTCAGCCGCAACCTGGACAGCGCCTGCAATGACCTGGCTGCCCGCTTCGACGACGATCCCCAGGTGCAGACGCAGATCCGCGTCACCTTCGCCGTCCAGGGTGCAGCTGCCCTGGCAAAATTCTATGCAGCCGACGAGCAGCAGCGCCAGCTCGTGCGCCGCCTCGAAGCG